CCATCATTGGATCATAAGACATAGCCTTTAAATTATGATCATCTTCAGTCCAAGTACTATTTTTAATATAAGCATCTGGATTACCAAAAAATATCGACTCTAAATCAGCTAAACTCATAGTAGGCAACACCCCCGGAATACGATCCAAGTAAAAGCTTCTTTTTGCATCATCAAGAGATAACATATCATCCTCTAATAAGAATAGTAGTCTACTGGCCATTCACCAGCATCTCTAGTTGAGACACTAATTGAACTATAAACTGCCTGCTGAGCCATTTCAGTTTCATCATCTTTAGTTGAATTAACTTTACCTTCAAAGCGCTGCATAAATAATGTATACTTTTGCATATCATTATCAAGATGTGCTGCTTGGGCATGACAATAATCAAGTACACGATTGTGATATTTTAAATCTAAATCAAGAGGTATTGAATCATCAGCAACTATATCACTAGGAGTTCTATTATAACGAATAGTTAAATTCTTAACTGAATCAGGTACAGGATAAAGAGTTATTTTATCTGCATAAGTCCAATAATGAGTAGGAGTTCCATTTCCTAATGTAAGAGTATCATAATTAGCTATAAATTCATCTACATCTTGTTGACTAATTTCTTGAAGAGTATTACCATCATATTTAACATTAAAAAGTCTCATTAGATCATTAGGGAAAGCATATTCACTAGTTCCAATAATAGTGGCTACAGTACCCTTCTTCATCCCCAAATTATTTTTAGTATAGATTTCACGCTGAGCTTCATTAATCCAATCAATTATATCAGCATCTTTAAGTTGAGCGCCTGATTCATCACCAAATTGACGTTTAACTCTTAGTTTAATTTGACTTGGAAGCATTAATTCTCCTCTGCTTTAAATTTAATCCTTTTAGTAGAATTAGATCGTATTGTAGATTGATGAACTATAGCTTTTTTAGGCTGAGCTTCATCAGGAAGGTCATAACGAATACCATTATGACTATAAGCATTGAGAGGAGATTTAAGGATTGATTGAGCTAATTCTTGTCTCTCTTCTAATTTATCTTGCCATTTCTTAGCAGCTATGATTTTCTGAGTATTATTAGCTATCTCTATTTTTTCCTGAATAGTTAAGCCTCGTTGTTTATCTTTAGTCATATCAGCTTCAAATATTTTATTTAAAACTCGCTCATCAAAAGAAGCCTCATCTTTAACTGTAAAAGCAACTCGATCAGCACCATCTTTACAATGTTCAATTATTTGAAAAACATCATTACCTTGAGCTCGCTGATCTCGTGGTAGCCAACGTACTTCTAAATTAGGATCATAGTCCTGAATAATCTCTACAATCCTAGCTATATTAGAATTTATCCAAGAACCATCAGCTAATGGTTCTGCTATTTCAGCAAAGAAATCTATCTCACTCATAGCACCTCCATGAAGAATACAGGAGCACCCCAGTCATCTGCTACATCAATATTATCTGTAGAGCTACGAATACGATAACCAGCAGGAAGATAAAGAGGGTAAGGTAATGCAGCTAAAACATCTGTACCAAATTGATTTTGATTTATCCCTATACCTGCTACCCAATCAAAGTTAATAGTTAAAGAAGCAGCTTGTTGCTGGTTAACATAAAGCTTCATAATATTATTAACACCATCATCAATGAATAATGAGGGCCGTCTATTAGCTGCAGCTATACTAGTAATTAATTGGGCACGTACTGCATATAATAACCAAGTTTGACCAGCAGGAACAGTCTGAGAAAATTCTGCACCAGCAGCAGGATTAGCACCAACTAAAGTTGCAATATTTTGTCCTAATGCACTTAATGTTAAATCTGCTACACTCTTTGGCATCTATTCTCCTTAGATAGACCTGCAAAGTTGAATTATTCATTCAACCTTGTTGAACTATCCATTCAACTTTGCAGGTCCACCATTAACCCGCAGTAATACCTGTCATCTTCATAAAGCAATTTCGCTGCTCAATACCAATCTGCCAGTATTGAACTAAGAGAGCTTCATAGGCGTCAAAATTGTCAACCCATTTCCACATCTGGCCATCTTTTTGAGACCAATGCCAGACCTGATCACGATAAATCTTAATTTTCTTCTCATTTAATCCATGAAGAGTCTGAGGAGTAGCATCAACATCTTCAACAAGAGGAATCTCAGTGCCGTAGTTAAACGCTAAGCCTTGAAGACCACCATCAAATTTAGTAGAATTTACATAACGACGTTGCTGAGTGAGTAAGTTAAAGTAGGCCCTACGAGTACCAAGATCAGCAATAAGTAGAGTAGGCTTTCCGCCACCCTTGGTACGCATAGTATCAATATTTTTAATAATTTGTCCCTCAGAAAGAGCACCCCCAGAAGAGTCAACAGTAGATTTCCACACAGGCTCAACAGTAGGATCAATATTATAAAGAGTACCTGTTGCAGCCACAATAGCTGCAAGACCATTAGGCTCACGAGATAAATCACCAGTACGAACAACCACATCGCCAATAGCAGCAGTAACAGCGGCATCAACAGTAATTACGTTAGTAGTATCATTAATCGCCGTGATAGTGCGAGCAGTAGCCTTATTAGTAGAAGGAAGAGTAAAAATATCAATAACATCACCTAAATTAAGATACTGAATGGAAGCAACAGTAAATGTAGTAGCTGCAGCAGGAGCAGTGGTAAGTACTGCCATTGTGCCAGTACCATCTTGATAAAAGATACGATTCGTGTCTTTAAGCAAGTCAGTCTTAATACCATCAATTTCAGCAGTCATAGCATTAACAAAAGCTTGCGGATTGGATTCAGCTAATTCCATAGAAGGCCCGGACATACGAATACGACCGTATCCGTATGTTAGCCCAATACGGACAGAAGCAAATCCTTGCTGTCCCGCAGCTTGTAATTGCTCTAATTCATTACGATAACCGATACCTGAATTACGCCGGGTACGAATTGGGAAAGTAACATACTTACCACCAACTTCAGTGGTAACTCCCGCAGAAGTTCCCTCAATTCGTTTATAACCTACAGCATCCTCATTAAGTTGATCAGCTACATCTTTACCAGGATATAATTCCTTCAAGATGTTAGCGATCGTAGTCATCGTTGCTGGAATAGTTCACCTCACTATTGGTTTTGCTGGTTAGCCTGCATTAAATATTGTACCATTAAAGCTTTACGATCTTGATCAGAAAGTTTAGAAGTATCAATTGGAGCAGAAGGAGTTCCACCATTAGCAGGAGCAACTAAAGGAGCGCTCATTCGATTATTACCTTGTACTTGAGAATTCTGCCAATCAGTATAAGATTTAATTGCTTGTTCAGGAGTTTGTCCTTGAGCTATATAAGAAAGAATAAATGGACGATGATATTTATCTTCTGGAGCAACTTGATCTAAATATTGACTAAATTCTTGCATTTCGAGTTGCTCTTGTTGTTGTTGAGTAAATTGAGTAGACTGTTCTTGTTGCTGTTGAAATCCTTGAAATAATAATTGCATCATCTGTTCCATTTGATCCATTTTTTGAGTATATTCAGGAGGAAGATTAAATTCACCTGAGTCAGAAGGAGTAGGAGCAGGAGGAGTAGGAGGAGTAGGAGGAGTTTGTTGCTGAGCTAATTGAGGATATTCTTGAAGAAGAGCCTCATAAACTCGCTGAGGATTCTCATTAACCATTTGAAGAAGATTAAGGCCAGTAACTAAAGCTTCCGGCTCCCAACCTTGTTCAACAATAGGCTTATAAGGCTCATAAGTCTGCATTTGTCCATTTACTTGCTCTTGTAAAGCTTTACTATAATTTTCAAATACTGGCTTAACTTGATCACGTAGAGTCTCAGGAACTTGACCCAAATACGTGTCAAAACCAAAATCAAGCGGCTCTGTCATCTTTACCTCTTAATAAGGACGTTGAATTGGAAGCCTAGAACGACGTTGAGGCATTGATAATTGCATTGCAGCTAACTGAGCCATCCGATTTCCAGAAGGAGGACGATTAACTCCTCCTATAGGCGAACGAATTAATCCAGGAGGTCCAGTTAATCCAGGAGTATAGTGAGGATTATTAGGATTACCCCAACCTAAATGCCTGCCAGGAGGAACTCTTATTCCCGCACCTGGAGGTCCAAATCTTGTACCTAAAGCAGGAGGGGTCATTCCAACTCCACCAGTTAAACCCCTAGGAGGAGAAGGGCTAACATTTCCTGATTGTTGTAATCGCTTATTTAAAAGTAATGAAGCTAGCACACCCATTAAAGCTGAATTAGGAGCACCAACTCGACGTCCCATAGAAAGAGGTACAGTCATTATATACCTGCCGCATCATCAACAGTCCGGAGAGCATAAATCATATCATTTAAAGTCATAGCATCTAACCGACCACCAGTATTATAAGGAGCACCAATTGCAGTTAAACGAGCACGAAGTTTAGTAATATCAACATAATTTAATGGAGTAGCTTCTAAATTAAGGGCACTGTTACGATTAGTAGCAGTAGATTTCCGTTTATCAATAAACCCATCCCCACCAGATAACTGCGCATTAGCCACTTTCAAACCTCCAGATCAACTTGTTTGAGGTGCCCCCACAGAGGGATTATTACCATTAGAAGGTAAGGGTTGAGGATTACCCATTAATTGCTGTTGTCTAGCAGCAAACATCTGATTAACCTGGATTGCTTGCTGATGCTGTTTTCTATGATTTATAATTATAGCCTTAATTTGATCTGAAAGCATTTCATATTCTTGAGTTTTAGAATAACGATCATGATATTCGAGATGAAGCTCATGATTATCAAAATCATTAATATTAACTTGTACCCCAGCAGCTAGTTTAATATTCTCACGCTGAGCTTGTCCGATATCAACCTTATAATCAGCCAGAACTTTATCAATACCTCGAAGATCAAGAATTCTAAGAAATTCGGATGGATTTTGAGCAAAAACACCCATCTTAAAAAGATCCATTAAAAATGCTTGTTTAGCAGCCTTAGAGCTAGGTAATGCACTACCAGCCTCAACTCGTACATCAGTATTACCTCTTAGATGACTACCCTTTAAGAATACTGCATCAAAAGACTCGTCCTTGCCAGCAACCTTAATTAAACGATCTTCATTCCAATAATCAACTACGAATGTTAAAATATGTTTACCTAATTTAGCCATTCCATCTTCTTCATTAGAAATAGTTTCAGCAATAAGGGTATCATCTTGTTCCTGTAAATAAGAGATAGCTGTAGCAGCAGTTACTTGTGAAGGAGTATTACCACGACTAATTTCATGTTGTCCTGATATATCATCCATATCTTGATTAATACGCATTACTTCTTCTGCAACATAAGGAGGAAGATTTTGCATAGGGAGAGGTACAGGAGCGCCTAATCCAGGCTCATAAGGAATAGCTTGTCCAGGTTCAGAAGTAATCTTATTAGGATCAATACCACCACGAGGGTAAAGAAGTTTAGGCTTAGCCATTAAATTTTTAGCTTCAATTATCTGAGAACGAGTACGATTTAACTCTTTTTGAAGAGGAATTAAATCTTCAATTGTAGAGTGACCATAAAATTGGCCACTTGCGATGTGATCAAATTTAATAAAGGGGTATTCTCCATGAGAATAAGGATATTGCTCATAAACCTTAATCAATTGATCGCCTACAACTAAGGCTAATCCTCCATTTGGAAAGAGTTTATGTCCACCAGGCTTAATCCAAGCCTCTATACAAAGATATTGTTCCTCAGTAGATTGTTTAAGCCCAGAAGCATCAAAAAAAGAGTCCTCTAAAATATCTCCATCAATAGCATTAACTTTAGCCTTACTAGCTACTTGAGTACCATAGTATTGTTCGATCCAGTTTTTACTTTTAGTAAAAACGTGAAATACATAAGGTTGATTATTTATATCTTGTTCCACTAAATCAGGTACAAAAATATGAAGAGGCATCACATTTTGAACACATATATCACCAATA